TTCACAATATCGACAACTTTTACTTAATCCTGCAGATTCTCGTTTTACAACTGCAGGTTCTGGAAGTACTGATTATGTTTATGTAATTAACTTTAAACGCAATAGAATGAAAGAGCGTTTAGATGCAGGTAATTTTGAAATTCCATTACGCGTAATTTCTGGTTCTCGTCCTACAAATGCAACAGGTAGCGTTAATGTAACCGGTTCGGCAGTTATAACACTTATTGATGATTCTTCATTAGCAGCAGGATCAATTGGTGATTCCGGAAGAGTTTATAATATTGTATCAGGTTCGATTAATGGTGGCGTATTTAATCCAACAGCTCCTATTTATTATGGATTAGCTTATCCAGATTATGGAACATTGGTATTAGATGGTAAGATGTTAGACCAACAATTAAATTTCCAAACTAATACTGGTTCTAGTTCAGAAGGAAATAATCACTTTGCACTTTTCCATTCCATCTCCGGTTCAGCTTTATTAACTAATCTATCTACATCAGATCCATATGGTTTCTTAGCTCGTAATTCGGAAAAAGTAACTAGTACACATTATTTTGTTCGAGTTAAAAATGCAGAATATAACTTTTCAAATAATCCATCGTATGTTACAGGAAGTGTTGGTCAGTTATCACAAACAACTTTCGTAGGCGATCCTAAAACATATATTACTACGGTTGGTTTATATAATGATCGTCAGGAATTATTAGCAGTAGCAAAATTATCTAAGCCATTACTTAAATCATTCCAAAGAGAAGCATTGATTAGAGTTAAATTAGATTTCTAAAAACGAACAGTAATTTAGCCCCGTTATATTTATATGTATAACGGGGTTTATACTATATGGCAGAATCAAGAATGACATACAATGAAATTGGTTACGTAGGCCCAACTCCTACAGTATTTAAGAAAATTGATTCTAGTGATGTTACAGTTAATCCATTTCAATCATTTAAAACTTGGACAGTATATTCTGGCAGTGCTACTAGCAGTGCATTACCGTTAATCGCAATTTATTCTGATACAACGAATTTACCAGCATTAGGTTCTGAATTAACATTAAATGATGCTGCTAACGTTGATGGTACATTACAGACTATAACATATTTTTCTGTTAATCATCAGTACTACAAATATAAAAAATATCCAGCACAAACTTTTGGGCCTACCAACTTAAATCAAACTAAAAAACATTTATATCAATCCGCTTCAATACTTTCATTTCCGCAGATACGCGTAGGCGAAGGAATAAAACCAGCATCATTTAGATTAACAGGTAGGTTTTCAGTAGGTAGCGTATATGGTACTGGTACATATGGTACTGCATCATATGGTTCTTTTACTCCATTATATATTCATTCCGATCGTTATGGTAATTTATATGATACTGAATTTAATACGCAAATGATTGTTACTAAATCATTAATGTATTATGAAGGATTTAATGAATATTTTGATGCAAAACGACCGGAATACGTTTCAAGTGGCGTAACATATATAACAGGCGTTACTACAACTACAGGTGTTACTCAATCATATGGATATGCGGCTAACTTTAATGGTAATGGATTTATAAAAACAGAAATTCCAGGATTTTACGATCGTAATCATGATTATGCTGTTTCATTTTTTATATCGGCAGAAAATTTTAGCAGTAATAATAATTTAATTATAGCTAAAGCTTCTAGTTCATTAACACCACAATATCCATTTAAAATTGAATTAGATCAATCTAGTTATTTAGAATATACAATTGCTGGTAGCACTACGTTTAAATCGGCAATATCATCAATAGCTGTAATTGACACGGCATCGTATACTCACGTAGTATGTCAAAAAACTGGTAGTACCATGGAAATTTGGGTAAATGGTGTTTTAGATAATTCTATTACAAACACGTTACTAATTGATACTAATTCGCCATTTACTGCATCTGCTAGAATTGATAACACAGAACCATTGTATGTCGGCGGATTTGAGAATGATGCTAACTTAACAGGATCTATCGATGAAATACGTATTTTTAATCGAGCATTAACTGCAACAGAAATTGGATATTTAGCTGATCGTTCTGAAGGCGGGTCGTTTATGCAAACCAATCACGTAGGAAATGTTTTTGATAAACAAGGTATTGCTATAATTTCAACACCCGATTATCGCTTTCATAATATTCTAAACGCGCCGTATACGGCTTCATATAAAAGTACAGTGACTACTCATGAATTAGGTGTTGTTGCAAATGTTGATGCCGGAGATTTTAATATGTCTATGAATTTAACATTGACTGATGATAGTGATGTTAATTATAAAAATTTCGTAACTAGTAGTGCATTTGCTCCATATATAACTACAATTGGATTGTATGATGATGCTGGTCAATTACTTGCTATTGGTAAATTAGCACAACCTATCCGTAAACGAATAGATGTTGATATGAACTTTTTAGTTAGATTAGATCTAGATAGGAACATAAAATGATACGTTTAAAACATTTATTACATGAAATGTCTGAGTCGGATATTGCTCGTTGTTTATATAAAATAAAAAATAAACAGTTTAAATACGTTGCAGCTGGTGACAATGGTCGAGTTTATGAAATTAATGGAGAAGATAAAGTTTTTAAAATTACTAAAGAACAAGATGAATATCAAGTAGCAGAACGCATAGTTAATCAATCAGATAAATTTACAACGTTTATTCCAGTATATTATGTTAATGGATCAGATATGTATATTATGGCAAATGCTGAACAATTGCCTGTACGAGTAAAACAAGAAGTTGATTTATTTATGCAAGAATTTAATAGATTTGCGCGTGAACAAGGTGGAGAGGTTTCAATATTTGAATTTGTTCAGCAAACAGATTCAATAAATGCACAATTGGATAATTTTTTAAATGCATTACAACGTGATGTTGAACGCTTAAATATTCCGGAATTTGACTTAGATTTAGATTTTAGATCTGAAAATTTGATGACGTGGAATGGAAAAATGGTATTAGTTGATTGGTAATATTTATAATAAAGATATAGTATGAGTACGATATTAGAACAAATTATACGTCAAGTGTTACTAGAAGCAGAATCTAGTATATTAAAATTTGCATCTAAAAAACAATTTGCAAAAGCAACAGCAGCCGGTGCAAAATTTGCGTATGCAGTTAAAATAAAAGGCACTTCGGATCCGCAAAAAATAAAAAAATTAGTTGTAGCTGTATCCGGATATTCTTCGCCACCTGCAGGAACAACAACATCAGATGAAGCAGCAGAAAGTGCAAAAACTTTTACATATGTCGGACCAGGTGGACCTTATTCAAACAAAAAATACATATATGTGATGTCACAGCCAGAGCCAGATAAACGACAACTCATTAATATATGGATAATGCCAAATCCTCCGGAATTTAAACAAATATTTAAAACAGATGAACCAATTGCAAAAACTCCCGGTGAAAAAGAAAAATCTTTACAAAACGTTACAGTTGTTAAATCTTCATATAATATTGGAGATTCAAGATTACTCACAGTTAAAGAATATAACGTTATAGCTCAACAAGTAGGTGTTAAACAGCTACAAATTGAATCAGAAAAAGATCTAGATACTACGGCAATTCGTCCGAAACAAGTTGAATATCCATATGAATGGAAAACTCAAGGAGAAACTATTGATGTATATACGATTCCGGAAGAATTAAATAAAAATATAAAAGATACATTCGTATATATGCAAAGCCGGTCTAAAAAATGGTTACAATATCCTAAGCTTAGATTTGAAACATATTTAAGTGGCGATCCGGCATATCCGGAATTTGAAAAGTTAACTCCTGATGATATGAGGACAACGGTTGAAGATAAAGAAGCGTTATTAGATGAATTAAAATTTAGTAATGATGTATCAAAGGGTAAAGAAACCCCGTTATCTCCGGAGCAAAAAACAATACGAGACTGGAATAAACAAAAAGATAAATTAGATAAAGAATTTAAAAAAATTAATGATAAATTTTGGCCAACGATAGGTCCATTACAACAGAGAATAAAAGATTTGGAGCTTACAGGACCTGAGGAAGACTTAGAAAAAATTCAAAAAGAATATAATGATGCTATAGCATCTGCAGATGGTCAAGCTTGGATTAAAGCTAAACAAGCTGTTAATGATCATGAAAAAAATAGACCAGAATCTGAGACAGACAAGGCAAAAAGACTAACACAAATACAAGCTCAAGACGACGCTAAAAAAATAAACCAAATTGCTCTTCAAAATGATAAAGATAAAGCAGAGCGAGAAGATAAATATACTGATGCTGAAATTATTGCAGCAACTAAAACATCTGAATATAGTGACGTAACAAAATGGTTTCAACAGTTAATGATTGATAAACTAGCAACAAAATCAGATGTAGTAAACGCACTTGGAACTATATATAAAAAAGTAGCAAATGATATCGATGGTGAATGGGGTAAAGATTCTAAAGATTTAACTAAAGCTTTACAAAAAGTTTTTTATAATGTTAAAGACAACCCATCTGAAATGAAACGCGTAAAAGGAATTCCAGATTCCGAATTTATTAAAAAACTAAAAGACTTTGACAAATCAAATATTGTTAAAAATGAAAATGTAAATTCCATGAAAAATATTTTACGAGAACAAGATTACAATTTATCAGATTTTGAAGATGTTACGCCAATAAGTAATAGTAAAAAATCTGCAAATCAAAATCAAACATCAAATCAAACGCAAAAACCGAAACTAAAAACTGATACAAAGAAAAATACAACTCAAGATAAACCACCGGTTGCAACTAATAAAGAATTAAAACCCGGAGATGTAATACAATTGAAATCAACTAGGCTTTATTATTTTGAAAATGGTAATTTTGTTGATGCTGGTTATAAATGGGTTTATCCAGATTCTACACGTGTTGAATATGTAAGAACATCAACAAAAGATAAAAAATACATCTTGGTAAAAATCAAAGGAAAATTCCAGTTTTGGGTACAATTAGATAAAGTATTAAAAAAATAATTTTTATTAAAAAAATTAGTTATGGCAAAAAATCATTTTCATAGTTCGGGAAATTCTAAACGAGCCGCTGCACTTAAATATGGTTATAAATCTGGATTAGAACAAACAGTTGCAGAACAAATAAAATCTACTCCATATGATTTGAAATATGAAACAGAAACCATAAATTATATAGTACCAGAACGCAAAGCAAAATACACTCCAGATTTTGTGTTTGTTAAACGTAATGGTAATTTCATGTTTATAGAAACAAAAGGTCGATGGACAACTGCAGACCGTCAAAAAATGAAACATGTATTAGCTTCAAATCCGGGAGTTGATATACGAATGGTATTTCAAAATCCAAATCAACGTTTATCAAAAACAAGCAAAACTACATATGCTGAATTTGCTTTGAAACTAGGAATTCAACATGTTGCAAAAAAAGATATTCCTGCAGAATGGTTATTAGAATGCGTGAAATCCGGCGAAAATCCTATTAATGTTAAACGTTTTTTCGAATAAGGTTTGATTTTTAAAATATTTTTAATATATTCATGAATATTAATGAAGTTTATTTAATTAATAGATTGAATGAAATGTTAATGTAATGAAATCGTTTGATCAGGAATGAAATGTATGTATCAAACATATATTATTAATATTATTATAATTAATTGGAATCCTTACAGAATTTCAATATATTAATAATATGAAGAATCTTAAATTACTTCAATTACTAGAATCTATATTAGGTAAAGGAAAACCTACATCTGGTAATAACATTGCATTCTTCTCTCCATTTCAATCACACTACAAACCAAAATTAGAAATTGATATTAACACAACTTCCGCCGGCGAAAATGCTTGGCATTGTTGGATATCTGATAAAAAAGGTAGAAGCATTGCTTCATTATTTAAACAATTAAATTTACCTAAAGAACGTTTCGAACAACTTAATCGAATAGTTGAATCAGCACGATATCGTACAGATAATAAAGAAACAAAAACGAATCAAACAATTCAATTACCGGAAGAATATTCTCCGCTCTGGATTAAAAAAAGTACTCCTGATTATCGTAATGCAATTCATTATTTGTCAAAACGAGGAGTAACTATATTTGATATTTTAAAGTATAGGATTGGTTATTGTGAATCTGGTGAATATTCAGGAAAAATAATTATTCCTAGTTATGATCGAGATGGACAACTAAATTATTTTGTCAGTCGAGCATTTTACAAAGCAGATAAGTTTAAACATAAGAATCCAAAAATTTCAAAAGATATCATAGGATTTGAAATGACAATTAACTGGTCACAACCTATAATACTTTGTGAAGGTTCATTTGATGCAATTGCAGTTAAACGCAATGCAATACCGTTATTTGGTAAAATAATTCAACCCGCTTTACAAAAGAAAATTATCGAAGAACGAGTAAAAAACATCTATATTTGTTTAGATGCAGATGCTTTAAAAAATGCATTAGCAATTGCAGAAAAATTTATGGCTGAAGGATTAAATGTTTATTTCGTTGAATTGCAAGATAAAGATGCTTCAGAATTAGGTTTTGAACAAATTACAGAAATTATAGAAAACACTGATATTTTAACCTTTGAGCGCGTAATGGAGCTCAGAATGGGACTATTATGGACATAAAACAGATTGATAGTAATATTAAACAAATTGATAAGATATTTCATATTTCAGACGTACATATTCGAACGTTGAAACGTCATACCGAATATCGTCAAGTATTTAAAAACTTATTTGATTACATAAAAACACATTGCACAGGAAATAGTGTAGCTGTTGTTACTGGAGATATTGTTCATAGCAAATTAGATATGTCTCCGGAGTTAGTACAAATGCTTGTTGATTTCTTTAACGGATTTACTATTCCAACTATTGTTATATTAGGTAATCATGATATGAACTTGAATAATA